TCAAGTACCTCTATGACGGAGAAGAAGTTACTGACGTAGCTATAGTCCGTCTGATCAACAAACAGATGCCTTCTGGAGCGAACCTAACAGTTCACTTCACGAACAAAGGAGACATCTTTAGTATGTTCTACAACTCAGCAACAGAAGTCTTCTTATTAGCACCAAACATGAACTTGGTTAGGAGAGCGTTCAATGAGTCCACCGACCCAGAACCAATAAAAACCGACCGCTCAAAGGTACAACACAATGACGCCAGAGACTTCATCACTGATACTGGTGTTAAAAGAAGAGTTGACCTTATCTCGTACGCCGAACCTACTATAGGTGGCTGCTGTGGCATGCTTGTGTTTTATAACAACAAGATTGTCGGTATGCACACTGGAGGAAATGGTGATCGAGGATTTGCGGCCAAGATTGACCGTACCATGTTCCATTGGTACAAGAACCCCGAATACCAAGAATACCTTAAAAAAGAAGGTTCCGAAGATATCCTCGACCCCCCTAGTATTGATTTCTTTGGAGCCTACAACCAGTCTCTCGGATATGATGTTTCTGTCCACAATGGTGAAATATCAGCCGTCCTTGAGAAGCCCCGGTCAACCTATGTTGTCGAAGATATCGTCCCTTACAAAGGAAAGACTTCTTTCTTCGTTCCTACAGTAGCCCCCGTCAGATTAGGACCAAAATCTTTCGAGGACTCAAGGAGAAAGTTAGTTCCTATTGAAGGAACCATCGATGACGGAGTGATGAGACACGTAGCAGAACAAATGGCTTTGCGGGACCGCTGTATTCCTTGGGATGGTCTTAAAGTGCCCTATGATCTCAAGACGTGTTTGATGGGTTTACCCGGAACAGGATTCAAGGCGATGCCCAGAGATACCTCTCCAGGATTTCCTTTCGCACTCCAAAACAAAACAAGAAAAGACATATTTTCCGTGACCGAGACAGGACAACTGGTCTTAGGACCACTTATGCCAGAAGTCCTAAACGCAATGGAGAACTTTGTTCAAGCTTCGCTCTCAGGAGGATCAACTGAAATCGTTTTTCTAGATAATATGAAATACGAAAACAGACCTCTGAACAAGCTTGACAAAGCGAGAGTTGTGTCCTCAACTCCCTTCTTCCATTTTGTTCTTGGAAGACAAATGTTTGGTCCTTTTTTCCGCTGGATGTCAGAAACAGCGGGAGTAAACAATTATCTGACAGGTGTTAACCCCTACGAAGACTGGCACCACATGGAAGTGAAATTCCTAGAAAAAGACGGTGAAACTAGATCGTGCGCAGGAGATTACTCAAGTTTCGATAAGAGTCATCGCCTTATTATGATCGAATACGTCTGGCTCTACATCGAACTTTGGTTTGGTGATGATGGTTATTTCGGATCTCCAAAAGGAAAAGTCTGGGGACAAGTTCGTCGTTCCCTACTCGAATCCAGTATAATAGGAAAACACCTTTATTCATGCGTCCTCGAAATCCAACCACAAGGCATGGCCTCAGGCTGCGCCACCACTACGTCCACGAACTGCGTTATTGGTGCTATGAACCTCCACTATTCCTACATTATGGAGGGTCTCAAAAGGATTCCAAACGCAACAAAACATGGCTTGTCGGAC